CGACGTATCGATACCAGGCGAATTCTCCTTCAAGAATTCTCTGATTGTGGCCGTGTCCTTAGCGTGCATTCTTTCGACAAATTTCTCTATCTTATCGGGGCTTTTATCGCCCATCGCGTCAACCATAACCATTCTTAGGTTCTCTTCGATTGTCTTATCAAGTGTTTGCAATTCTTCAACTTGTGGCATCCTCGTTGTGCGAGATCTTACTCTGGCGGTTGGCCTTAGAGTCCTTTTAATTTGCTTCTGATTCATCATCGCATTAAGGTCATATCCCCTAAGCAACCTTATACTAACCCAAAATTCCTGCTTAAGCTGCTCAGATACAAATGGAAGGACGACCTTAAATGGCTCCAAACCAATATCTGGATTTGGCTTAATGATTGTCGACCTCAACGTATTCATATCATATGATTCTGTCCAGGTTTTTCCGCATTCCTCTTTGCTGCATTCAACTAGGAACTCATACATATTGCCGTACGTGATACCCCTCAGATAGTACAGCATGAAAATTCTATCGCCAACCAATAGATTTAAATGATCAAAGTCATTCGGGAGTCTTACGCAGCTCTTCAGGATATAGTCAAACGACTTACCAGTCTGCGCAAGCCTTGGAGTAGCCAGAATCTTATCTGTCTGAATTCCCCATGCACGCACTTCTACTGTGCCGTTAGGTACGGCGCCACCATAATAAACTCCCTCACTCGGAAGCTTAATAGATTCCCAAGGAATTAATTGCTCAGTCGGCCTACTAAGAAAATCATCTAGTAACGATTTCTGCTCGGCTATCGACTGATCTTTGGAGGGTAGTTCGTCGCCTTCATCTTTAGCCTGCGGTCTGGCGATTCTCTTCTCTTTGTCTGGCATATATATTCTCCAATTAGTTAACTCTATTTACTATTGAAACATACAAAACGCGCAAAACATATTAGTTTTGGTTAGTTTCCCCACGACGCTACTCGGCTGGCGGTTGACGCCACCGCTATATCCCCTGTATTCGGATATTCTATCCAGTCATATGATATCGTGACAGTAAGAAGTTTGAATTCACTACTGTCATATAATAATTCGCCATGGTTTATCACTTTAGGCCAGGCATTGATAAATTTCCATGCATTATCGGATTGTTCACCCTTACCATCGGTAAGATATAATATAACAGTATCCTTATAGTCGTTAGCCATCCCAATTCCTTTTTGTGGATCCCATACCTTATTTTGCCAAGATCTGACCTTAGGTTCAAGACCTATCAAATCATAAAATGCAACTACCAAATCGCCGAATGCTGGTCTGGTAGCGAATTTATATGGTATAGAGCCTCCGAGAACATTGTGTTCTTCAAAGGCTATGGTTGGCATAGTAACAGATTTGGCAAATAGCAAGTCATCCGTTCCGATAGCCCCAGCTGGCCCAAACTTAAATATTCTCCAACGATGTGCCCTCTTTATATCCTTATTGATTTTAACTGACTCTTTTTCAGAGCCTTCAATTATAAATCCCGGCATATTAGGTCTTGCTCTCGCGTGTAGCGCGATCATACCTCAGTATGATCTCAACAGTCTGAATCTCAGTGTTTGAGTAGTCAAGATCTTGCCAGTTAGTTGCCTGTGGCCATACATTCAGAAGGGTCCAAGCTTCCTTTATGGTGCCAGCGCCATCGTGCATGTTGATTGTAGCTCTTTTGTTCTTATATTCACTTGGCGGAGCAACTGTGACTGCTGGGATGTTGACAACCTTCTGCACCCAATCATACACGAATTTGCTGACGTCTGGGCTTTGCTCAGCATCGTAGAATGCAATCGTAAGCGGCTCCCACTCCGTCCTTCCGGCGAAGTAGGCGCGCTCTTGATCATGATGCATTACTGCTTCTTCAAACTTCACACTTGGCCTAGCAGCCTTCTGCAGGTACAGTGTAGCCTTGTTCGATTGATTAACATCGTTAGCGATTACCATCGTCCAACGATGCTTTCTTCTGAGTTCAGTCACTGCGTTGGGGCCATCGGCCCACGCGCCTTCAATGTTAAATCCTGGCATCTGTGTAGCTCCTAAATCTCCGCGTTATTTTTGACTATTGCGTCTGGGTGACAACTACCCCACCAGCCGCCAGGACTTCTTCTGCAGCGAAACTCTGTTCGGTCCTGAGCACAACCAGATTAAGCACAATGAATTCGGCGGCGCGTGTTGGCTTCAGAAAGACCGATACCCAGAGCTCATTGCGATCAATACGCTCCGGGGTGTTGTTGGTCTCATCGCATACCACCTTGTATGCCGTCAGCCCTCTCCTTGCCATAACGTCGCTCAGCAGCGGGCTGATCGTGTTGGTCACCAGCAGCCTGAGGAACTTATCGTTCGGCTCGAAGAGGAAGAATCTCAGAGTCCTTATCAGGATCTTCTTCAAGTAAATCAGAAGCATCCTGACATTAACCCTGTCAAGCGCCGAATCCTTGCGCTGTAGGGTCCTCTGACCCCACACCGTGATCCCGTCCTGCGGGAAATTCACGATCGGGTTGACGGCGTTATTATATCCGTAGAGAAGATCGCGTTCGCCCTGCGTCGGATTGTACTCAAGGTCAAGCGCCGTCAGCAACCGCCCCCTGTTAAGACCAGCAGGGGCGAACCACATTTCCGCCACTCTAGATGTCCTTGCTATCACTCCCGCAATAAACCCAGATGGCGGAATGAAGATCTCGCCGCTGTTGAACTGGTCAAATATCTTGGTCCAAGACCAGTAGAGAGCGCCGTAGCTTGAATTAAGAGCAGCTGTTAGGTCGCTCAGGAGCATCCCATTGTGCCAGTCCACCACCTGTTGCGGCCTCAATCCGAATGGCGGGTCAATGATGTACAGGCAGTCGCCACGGCCTTCGCACAGCTGCAGACCCTGTGCAATAACTGCGCCGGAGCTATTGCCCGGAACCACTAGAAGCGTAATATCGTACACTTCTGGGTTCTCGAATGCGTACATGCCCGATGCTAGCGACGGGTTGCCAATAATGGCGCTATCAAGGTAGGAGCTAAATGCAGGATCTGCTGGGATGCCATTAGCTCCACCATCGAAAGTCTCAGTATTGAACAACCCAGGCATCCTGAGTTCGAGTGTGGTTGGATCTGTTGGGTCATTGCCGAGGTATGTCGGCCTCTCTTCCCAATTGATCCACTTATTACCATTAATGCCACCAATGGTGGTGCTTGGGTTTATTAGATTGGCGATGTATCTGTCATTAGTTGGATCGAAACTAACATCGTCAATCCGCTCAACCTCAATCCCTGATAGATCTCTGATCTTGATGGTATAAACGCTTGGTTGGTTATTGAACTGCTCGAGCGCCATCACAAAGTTGTTGATCCATGTGCCAGGCGATTGAGCCACAAAGAACCCGACAATATTCTGATAGAACGCAGAGTCCGATGCGCATTCATCGCTACCAGGATCAGTCTCGCACGATAGCGGTGTTGATGGGTCAAGAGCCCCAGGAGTCGGCATAATCACCCTTGGATCGGTAAATGGGCGGTATGGAACCGAGTAGGGGTAAGGAACATCAAGTTCTTCTGAGAGCCTAAGCGTCTTAATGTGGCTATAATCAGCCATCATTCTAAGTTGATCGAACTGATGGCCAACAACCGTAGCGGCCACCACCAAATAATCATCATCAGTGATTTGTATTGCAAACGATTCATAATATCTCTCACCAGCCTTGACCCCACCATTGTTTAGATAATTGGCCATAATAGCTGGTGATATCCCAACCCCAACCGGGATCGAAACGGCGAGATCTACCGTCGCATCCGCGCCGACACACAAGAAGTCAGCTCTATTCTTCTGCGTGTTGATGTTATAAGGTCCAGTATCCTGGCCAACCACGTGACTACGCGGCATATCGTATGCCCACTTCGAGATACCGACCTCAAGGCACCAAGCCTCAGTATCAACAACCTGGATCCTCTCACCGGCAGTATCGGTCCTAATCCAGATGTTGCCAGAAATCGCCACTGCTTTGAAATCTACACCGGCACCAACCAGAAGGTTGATTGCATCGGCGAATAAGCTAGGATCGGTGAACGTGGTGCCGTCTACAAATGCGAATATGCCCTGAGAGACGCCTTCCACCTCAACCTCAAACGACCTATTATCTGGACGGGCCTTCCAGCAGAACGAATCGCTCGCCTCGATTGGAGAGGAACCAGTCACTATGATCTCGCCAATCAGGCAGCTATCATCGTCTCCGGACCCGATAGCGATCGGCATTGACGTGCCAGGATCTACGCTCTCCACGATTGAGCCAGATCCAATCACCTTACCGTCGCTATTTCTGATGATTTCGTATTCTGCACCATCAACCGTTGAGCCAGACGAAACGTCTGGACCCTTGGTGATTAGAATGCAGAACGAGTCATCTATGGCCCCGCAATATGCATCGCTAAGGCCAGTCCCGACAAAATTAATCGTCGCATTCGTCGGGCCGAGTGTCGTACTCTCATCGACATCATTGAATTCGATATCATATACATCGGCTGCATGAAACACGACGGGCGCCAATGTTGTCGGTGACCTGAGCTGAATCTTGCCAAAATCGATTCCGCTAAAGATAGCGATCCTTCCCCAGCCATGACCCTTTGCTCCGCTGGTATCAATGCAAATATCAGCCAATTCTTCTGACTGACCTTCGTCGCATTCAATACCAACTCTCAATATCCAGGCTCCATTCCCTTCCTCAAGGTATGCAAGAGCTGCATACCCGAGATTGGATTCTGGGAATGGATTCCCGAATTGATCGATGAATTGATCGGCATTTGAGACGAATGTGGGGATGTTTATCGGCCCCTTATTCGCCGTGCCGATGAAAGCCGGGATAACATCGCTCACGTTAGCTGGCAGTACGCTGAGGTCGATCTCTCGCGGAAAGACCCCAGGGCTCAGGAAGACCGCCATCTTATCCTCCGTATTTCAATTCTCTGATATACGTTTGATTGAACCATTACAAAGGTCTAGCTAAGTTACTTTTGCCGCAATACATATGCATTATCTATGGTATATGGAAGATCGAGGTTGATAATGGGGCGTGTTATGCTTCTTGGGTCTTAACCTTGCCTTCTGATACCTTGATTCTTCCAGCCTTTTGCAGGTTAAC